TTGATTAGCAGCAAAGTCTCCAGAAGCATCACGATTAACAACTGTAGATGCTGTATTAGCACTTGCAGTTGTCATACCATCCAACAAGTCAACGTTTAGATTATTAACTTTAGTAGTTGAAGCGATAGAGAATGGAGCACCACTTGATTTATTAGAAACAATTTGACCATCAACAGTTAAATCACCATCGATGTTGGCATCATTATCTACATCAAGTGCAGTACCAGCAGCAGTAAGATTTAAACTACCAGCACGAAGAGCACCATCTGTACCAGCAAGAACCTCTGAAGTATTAGTTGCATCTGTTACGAATGCGAATTGTGAGGAGGATCTATCATATCCGAAGAACCCAATTTTAGCAGAGCCGTCGTAATAACGGAACTCAACACCCCTATCCTTACCATCGTTAGAGCCTGGTGCTGTGTCACCACCCAAAGTAATAACAGGGTCATCGTAAGTTGTGATCGTGCTATTGACTGTAGTTGTTGTTCCATTGACTGTAAGATTCCCCGTAATTGTGAGGTTAGATTCAGCAGTTACATCACCACCAACATCTAACGTTCCACGAATATCAGTGTTACCATTATCAGTATCTACTGTTAATTTATCAGTACCAGATCCATTTTGAATAGCAAATTCTTTATTGTCAGCAGTAATCGTAACATTATCATGAGTTACTAAAGCACCAGATATATCAGCACTATTATTAAGATCTAAAGCACCAGTTAATTCAGTTCCACCATAAACTCTTAAACCTTCACCAACAGCAAGGTTCTTACCAATACCAGCACCACCAGTTAATTGGAATGCACCATCAGCAGCATAAGAACCAGTTAGAGTTTGCTGAGTGTTTCTTGTAAATGTAACAACATTGGAAACACCTAATGTATCATTAATCTGTGTGGCATCACCAACGGTCAATGTACCAATGATGTTAGTATTACCGTTATCAGTATCGATACTAAACTTAGTTGTGCCAGAACCATTGTTAATATTAACTACTTCATTATCACTTTGAACGATTAGAGAATCATTAATAGTTGTTTGACCTGCAACAACTAGAGTTCCGTCAGTTGCAATATTACCTGAGGAAGATGCGATTGTTGCTTTATCTGTTGTACCAGATCTAACTGCAAAATTACCATCAACATCTACAGTTCCATTGAACTCTGAATTATTTGTAACTTCTAATGTCCCACCAATAGTTGTATTACTGTCAACGTTAAGAGTTGAATTTAACTCAGTGTGTCCATCAGCAGTTAGAGTTCCTTCAATATTAGTATTACCATTTGAAGATGTAACTTTAAACTTATCTGTTGTTCCTGATCTGACTGCAAAGTCATTATCAATATCAGTTACACCCTCAATATTAACAGTACCTTGAATTACTGTATTACCATTGTCTGTGTCAACTGTAAACTTATCAGTGCCAGATCCATTCTGGATTGCAAACTCTTCGTTAGCAGCATTGATGTATAGAGAGTCATTAATAGTTGTTTGACCTGCAACAACTAAAGTACCTGAAGTATCAACGTTACCAGAAGGTCCATCAACACTAAACTTAACTGTATCTCCAGAGTTCTTCTTACCTACAAATAAACCTTGTCCTACTCCAGTAGCACCAACGTGTAGTGTAGTGTTAATACCAGCACCACCAAAGACTCTTAAGTTAGAAGTGTTATGGTTTGAATAACTTGGAGTGTATACACCAACAGAACCAGCACGTAGTTTATATCGGACAGATAGGTAGTTCCTTAGACCGTAGTTCTCAGTTGCGTCTTCTTGCTGGTTAAAGTCACCATTCAGATAGATGTCACCATTAAACAATACATCCTTTTCAAAGTATCCACCACCATCTACTCTTAATGCACCATAGTCATTATTCTGAATTGTATGTGGAGCACCTGATACAATATCAGGATTGTCTGTAGATTCAAGATGAACAAGACCAGCTACATTTAAATTAGCAGCAGCATCAATATTGCCAGTTTGATTTAATACACCACCAATGTCAACATTACCTGTTGTAGTATGAAGTGTAGTCTTAGTAGTTCCTGAACCATTCTTAAGTTCTAAAGTCTTAGAAGCACCTTGGAATACAATATTATCATCAAATCTACTTGTAGAATTAGCACGGAATGTACCGTCTACATCTAATAGTCCACCAATATTAACATCATCCCCAATACCAACACCACCTGCAACTACTAAATCTCCAGTAGTATTAGATGTTGAGTTAGTATTTGTTGTTAGTTTTAAGTTACCAGCGATGATCCCTGCATCTGTTCCAGAGAATACCTCTGAGGAATTTGTGGCATCGTAGAGGAATGAGAATGCTCCTGTATGGCCTCCAAGATCAGCGGCCGAATCGTCGTAACCAAAGAATCCAATTCTTGCTTGTGAGTCGTAATATCTGAATTCAACTCCTCTATCCTTGTTGTCATCTGAACCTGGAGCAGTATCACCACCAAGAGTGATAATAGGATCATCCAACGTAGTAATCGTTGAATTAATTGTTGTAGTAGTTCCATCAACTTGCAAATCCCCCATTATCTGAACTTTACCAGACACTGCTCTATCATCACCAGGATCTAGGATCATGGTAGCAGCAGAGGAAGCAATGTAATCCCCTTGGAAGTACATGTCTTCTACTTGTACTTTACCAGCAGCATCAGATGCTGTAATAGCAACAGAATCTTCTGCAGTTACAATAACACCACTAGCACCAGTGCCAGCATTTACTGCAGTAATTGATAGATTTCTAGCAGAAGAAGAATCTTGAGATAGACCAAATGTTAAGTGTCCATCACCAGTTTTAGATAATGTCTGGTTAACTCCTCCGTCGAAGGTAATGTCTGCATCACTAAAATAAAGTCTTGCGTTAATATCAACTTCTCCAGCACCACCATCACCTGTATTATTTGCCCCAAACAGTAGATTACCGCTTGTATCATTAACTTTAACATAATTTAATTTATTTAAACCTCTATATCCCGTAGTCGCAGTTAGTTCTTGATCTAGATCAAAATGCTCTACAGCATTTCCATCAGCAAAGGATATTCTACTATTTTGTAATTGTGGATTATCTACACCTGCTGTAGCAATACTAACGTGACCAGATGCTACATCAAAATCCTCCTGTGCGAAAGATGCAAGACCCTTCTGTTCTGTACTCTCGGCAGCGAGGTATCTCCACCCGCCAGCATCACTAGTATCATTATGAGTAGGAGCACCTTGGCCTGCAGCAATTCCAGTAATTGCTTGATATACCTTAGAGGCATTTTTAATGATATCATATCTTGCGTATGTTGTACCTGCTGCATAATCTAGGGCAGTTGTTCCTTCAACTGCTGTAGCAATAGGCACAGTTGTAGCACTTGTTAAACGACCCCTGTCGTCAACTGAGAATTTTGTAGCATTAACTGTCTCTGAACCTGCTACAGATGTCAGGGATTCTGTATTATAGTCGCCAGCAGTAACTGTAGTAGTTGCAAGATCTAACGTAGGATTACCAGCAAGACCCCCACCATTATTAACATTAATTTTACCAGCAGTTCCCGTAATTGTACGGGTTGCCATTGTGTTTGAAGCAGTTCTAGAAATAAAACCTGTAGTAGTAAGACCTGCTAGAGCAACTAAATCTAAATCATATGCTTGTGCAGATGAACCTTCTACAGTTCCATTTAAATTATAATCAGCAAGAGTTGTTGGGTTTGAAGCATTTGTAACTCTACCTTTAGCGTCAACAGTAACTTTTGTATATGTTCCAGTACTAGTTTCCGTATTATCGTGGTGAGGTAAACTAGATAATAGATCTAAAGTTGCTGAAATAGAAATATTTTCAGATCCATCAAAAATTTGAGAACCACCAACATCACCAATTAACTGTATCTGTCTAGAACTTGCTAATCTAGATGATGTTGAAGCATTACCGATGAGTGTAGCGGTGATGGTTGCAGCAGAAAAATTACCGTCATTATCTCTTTGTACTAGAGTATTTGCCGTGTTTGAGGTTGACTCGATTGGGCGTTCATATCTAAGGGTATTCCATGGGGTGACACCATCACCTATCTTAAAACGACCTGTATCAAGTTCGATACCAAGTTCGCCTTGAGCGAGGATAGGGTTAGAGTTTTGCCATTCTTGCCCATTACCACGTCTTAATTGAATTCTATTTGCCATTTTTTACGACAACTCTATGAGAACATGCTTCCAAGTTATTTATGCCATTAAAAAAGGAGACTAATGTCTCCTCCTTTTTATTTGACATCAAAGAAGAATGTTTGTGTTAATCTACTTGTTTCTAGCGTTTTGCCAAAACCAGGTACAATACTACTATGTTCCAACACTTTGCCACGATATAGAACCAGTCTGTTGTAAACATTTCCTGCACCCATATCTATAACTGAACCATGATTGAACTCTTCAAATGATGTCTCTGGGTCCATACCATGAGCCAAAAAATATTGGTAACAATGTTCCTTAGTCAAATAGCAAGCAGTTCCAGCATCATGATTAGGATTGGGAGTCAGAAATAATACTCCTGCCCACTCTCCTTGATCTTCTTCTGGACTATCTTTGTGAATCCAAGTTTCTGTTCCTTCTTGGCATGATTGGAACTTAAAACTAGCCTGTGTCCAATCCCATACTATCTCTCCTCCGAGAATAGTCTTTATTTTGGTCTCTACCTCTGTCTGATGATCACCAACCAAAGTTGCAGATGTTCTTGCACCTGGTACAGATTCTTGAATTAAATCAAAATCTAAAGATAATGCATCACGCCTTACACTGTCTGGATCATCTAAAAAATTATCTATAATAATAAAATTACGATCCATTCTTTTTATGTTGTAAGGTTATCAATCTCTGTGGATTCACTTGATACATCATCAGCAGGAATATCTGAACCAGTTGGAGGATTGTCCTGATAATATTCTAATGCCTCAATAGCACCTTGAAGTTTCAAAGCAACTACTTCATTTTGTTTAATTTTTTCTGACAACTGTTTATTTTCTTCAATTGCCGCATTGAAACGCTCCCTAAACTGTTGGAGCATCGTTTCTTGGGACACCTTTTCTACAGGTGCTGGTACATCATCTGTCATTTTTGTCTTGAACTAACGTTAATAAAAGTGTTTTGATTTCACTCATCTCTGATTTTAACTCAGAAACTTCATTTTGTAAAGCTCGCTTTTCTGCTGCTTCCTTTTGCCTCTTATTGTAAGATGCCATATATTTATCATATTCATCTTGGTTATCTTTTACGATAGCATTAGAGGATACATCTCTGTAAAGACCATCCTTTCCCTCCACGGGAATCAACTCTGGCAAATCATCTTTAATCGAAGTCATGGATATTCTCCGATCCTCCTACAGAAAATGGATTGTATTTTGATCTTGCCATCCTATACATCTTTTCATGTATAGTCACAATCTCTTCAGCATCCTTCTCAAACTCAGGAGTTGATTCATGTCGTGAAGCATAAGTATCGGTTTCAAACCAATCATCTGCTATCTCTTCTTCTGGTCTTGGATTTTCTTCTAATTCAATCATTTTTTCAGGGGGTGCGTATCTATTACTGCCATTAGCAATTGGCATAGAATCGTGTGGATGTGGTTTATTATCATCTATCATTATGTTGCAAGTGCGATAGCACGTAAATCAGCAATTAAAGGAACTCTTGCTTGGTTAGAAGATCTTAGAACTATCTTAAGTTGGAATGCATTAAAGTTTAAACCACTTACTTCATAATAATAATCCTTCCAAAGAATTTCTTCACTAGGAGAATCATCATACTGAAGAGGTTTATCCATTTGTGTCCAACCGATAGAATCGATATCATCACCAGTTCCAGTGCTAAATGCTCTGTAGTAAATTCTAACATCTGCCTCTGGTGGACGAGACATTTGGAAATCAACTCTAATTGATCTAGACTCTCTAATTAAACGAGCAAGTCTTGTAATATATACACAATCATTTTGATCGCCTAATGGTAGAACAGAAACATCTTGTGATGTATCAATTGCACTTTGCTGACCGTATGGAGAAGTACCACCTGGCCAAGCATTGATTCTATTAGATGTTGTAATTAACGAACATCTATCTAAGTCAACAACAGGAGAAAGTGTTGATTTTGTGGTAGACAAATCAATTAGCATAGTCAATGATTTTTGACCATCTAATTTAGCATTCTCATTAACTTCAGAACAAATCATCTTAGGATCTGGGAAGAAGTTTAAATCGTTCAATGTTATTGGTGTATAAGTACCATCATTAACAAAGGATGATTGATCAACAACAGCACTTCCATTACCAATAGATGTTGCTGTAGTTGTATTGATTCTAGCAGTAATATCTGTTTCAGGCAAATTCATTACAGAAACAGTAGGAGTTAGAGTCTCAAACTGTGTATTCTGAGAAGCATAAATCATATTTCCACCAGCACGAATACCATTGTTTGCTACACCATTAATATGAAGCATATAAGTATCCAACCAAGGACAAGATATACTTGTATGAGTCTTATTAATATCGATTAAAGGAATACCATCAAGACTATAACATTCAACAATTGCTCCAGATGCATGTGTTGTATCAGTAGTTCCGTTAGTACCCCTACCAGAGGTAGCAACAGTAATGGTTTTACCATCACTAGAAATAGCATTGTATGTTATAATTTCATCATTAATCTTAACATATCCTGGATTTGCATTACTAATCGCAGCACCATTTACAACTTGATGGAATAAACTTGCGTTCTCCACAGTAATTGATGTTGCTGCTGTTGCTAATGCACTTGTTAAAGATGTGTTAGCAACTTCAGAAATAGCACCTTCAACTTTAACATTATTTGTACGTTGATGCATACCATGATTTCTATGATATATAAGAATTTCTTTCTCATCACTTGCATAGGTAGGTGCAGTAGAAAGATATGCACCGTAAGAATCACCACTTTCAGTAGAAGAAGTTACAGTTGCAGACCAACCACCAGCCTCATTTATAGTCTCACTATTAGTAAATGCACCAGTAATATAATGAAGTACCAATGCATTAGATCCATTCCAAGTCTTAACAATACCAACAGATCCAGATGTCGCACCAGTAACAACATCACCAACAGCAAGAGTTCCAGATGCACTACCAACAACCTGAGTTGCAATTGCTTCAGAAGATCTTAGAAGGAAAGTAGTAGACGTTCCTTGCAACCAATTACCAGATGCATCAGTTACTGTAATAGTATCTGCAGCAGAGTTGGATGTTGTAGAAGAAACTACAGTTGCTGCAGCATTTGAAGTAAGTTGTAATATACGAGCACCAATACTAAATGTGTATTGAGAGTTGGTAGGACCAGCAGTAAGGACAAGTTTTGGTTTGATAGTCTGAATTGGATTATCAATTAACTTGTGTATACCACCATTACCTTTACCTTGTGGTGTGTTGTTAAGAGCAACAGTTCCAGATGTTTCAGTAAAGTTTGCACGATATACAGTGAACTTCAAATCTTCATATTGATCAGCAGTCCACGTAGATGCGTTCTGTGATTTGAATAAAACACCAGCATAAGGTTGTTCAGAAATTGTTCTATTACCACTTACATCAACATCACCCATTCTAGAAATCCAGACCTTATATTCATTAGAGTCTGACAGAAGAACAAAACAATATTCAACAGAGGACTTAATGTATACAGGTGCTTGGAATGTAAACTTAGTGGCAACAGCAGCACTTTCTGAAATTTCTACCTGATCAGGTGTTATCGTAACATCAGAGAAAGGAAGGATTGTCTTTGTTGGATAACCATTTTCCATCGTTCTGATCTGCATCGAGATAGGAATATTATCATCTTTTGTATTGAAGAAGATTTCAACACCTGAAAGGAATACACCACCTTCTTCTTCAACAATAAATGATTGAGCAAGAGGGTCATACCAACCAATCTGACGTGTTTCAGTTCTAGTTGTTTCTACAACTCTATCTTCAGAAACAGTATCTCTAACAATTTCAGCATTACGAATTGCCAAAACATTTTCCTGAACAGTTTGTAAAGTTCCTGTTGCTGAGTAAGTTGTATCAGCAGAAGAATCTACTGCACCAATTGCCTTACTATTTGAATCGGATGTTGTAAATCTAAATGCACGAGTACCTGTTGCCCAACGTGGGTTAGCATCGTTTTTAGGAGAAGGAACAAAGAATGTACCTTGTAGGTTACCAACATTATCAGTTAGAAGACGACGATCTTGAACAACTGCTCTAGCACCAGAAGTCTGACCAACCAAAATTTCTCCAACCTGCATATTACCAAAATAATCTGGTGATACAGTTTCAGATATAGCAGTTATATCATGATTTAAATATGTTGTTTGAGAAGCATATGATGTAGGAAGAGTTTCAGTGCCTTTACCATAAGGGTTAGTTTTATATCCATCATCAGGAGCAATAACTTTCAACTGACAACCTGAAGTTTCTCCAAGTACAGTTTCACCAACAACAAATGGAGTCTCATTAGTACGAGCATCAGTTGCAGAGTTCTTAATAAGTTCAATTACTTTAGGAGTAAGGTAATTAGTTACATCAACACCATCAAAGAATGCATACATTCTTGTGCGTGGTTTCAATCTATCAACATTAAAACCAATATTACGAGATCTAATCCAAGGAATAGAACTTCTAGAAAGAACACTATCTCCTAAAGATCTACGCTCAATCTTAGGAACAACCCTAGAACGAATACCCTGACGTGCTTGATTGTTTACAACACGGAATGTGCGACGTTCATGTAGATAGAATAGACCTTGACGACGTTGCCCGTGACCAAGACGACCCAATTGACGACCAACACCAAAAGTACCTGATTGTGATCTATTTTGAGAAGTTGATTGTAATGTTTCACCAGTCCAGTTAGTCTGCCAAGAACCCCATTGAACAGGTGCAAAACCATTTTGATCAACACCCATATCTTGAGAAACACTTGAGAAGTCTCCTTCAATATTTTCAACACGAGCAGGAACACGTTCGATATCAATCCAATCGTCAGATGCAGGTGTTAAGTCAATACGACCAATGAAAGTAAACACGTTAAATGGGTTTACATTTTCTGTCCTAGATGCATATGGTTGAGTAATAAGTGCAACATCTTCATAAGGTAACATCAATACATTACCAGCAGTCTTCACAATATTTGTGGAATCTGCTGCATTATACTGAAGTCCTATGTTTGTTGTGTAATGCTGTGGACGTAATTGACCCTCTCTAAAGTCAAGAGAACATTTGTAATCTGGATGTAGAATATCACCAGTTGTATGATCTGTAAAATCATCTACAACATAACCATTCTTCAAACGATCAAATCCATTCTCGTCATAAGTCTTGGTGTTTTCTGCTTGAGATTCAAGCATTGAAAGTGAAGTATAATATTCAACATGAGTAAGTCTTTGCTCAAGATCACCAATATCTTTCATCGTATATCTTCTAATGACTTCTGTAGTAATCAGAATGTCTCTTTCTGGATCAAATACATATGGTTTGTACTCAATAGTTGCCAAAAGCATGGCATTTTCAACCCTTGGTGGTGGGATGAGATAATAACCAGATACACCTTTGCTTATAATTAATCGACCATCATGTGAGAGATATAATTTATCAATTCTTGGAAGATACCATGCATAGTCTGCTCTAAACGAAGAGTTAACCTTCATAATATCAAAGATGGTTGAACCATTAGTACCACCAGTAGTATCAAATACTCTAGAAACAAAGTCGAAAGTACTACAATTGACATAGTAAGGATCACTTATAGTTCCAGAACCATTTCTCAATTCTTTAACAGCAGGACGGAAATCGATCTGATCTCTAATATACTTAATAGAACCATCCATCTTAAAGTTAGGAATCTCCTTATAAAGAATACCACTATAAGATTGTGCTGAGAAATAATCACCAGATGCTTCATGGGCGAAGAAGTCAAAAATTACAAGTAACCTTCTTGTAGGTGCTACAGTAGAAGGAAGACGAATTAGTTTTGATACATCATAGAAGTTTGTTTTCTGTCCCGATTCAAGAGAAAACTGATCAGTAATAACTTTACTTCCTGCAAAGATAGAACCCTCAGTATCATCAATAATACCACTGATAGCATCTCCAGCAGTATTTTCACCAGTAATAGATTCTCCTGTAATGAATGGAATATCATTTAAACTGACATAATATAGTTTTAAATCTGCGTTAGAGAATGAAATAACTCGACCTCTAGCACCAGAAGTTTTACCAATTATTAATGTGCTTGCAGCAAAGAATACTGATTCAGTAAGAACAACATATGGTGCAGATGCATCATTATCATCATATGATTCGTATATTGCATGAATATTATAAACATCGTTAACACCAAACGAAATATCTAAATCTTCAACTCTAGTTCCATAAAGAGTACTGTAAGTAAGACCTGTTGGTTGTGTATCTACATCTTGGTCAGTTTTAATGACTTTCAATGTCCTCATCTTAGCAGCAGTCTTAATCTTTTTAGAAACAGTATTCTTAGAAACTAATGCTGTAAGAGTTACTGTAGCAATACCAGTAAGACCACTAATTGAGAAAGACTGATTGTCAGAACCAAAAGATGTTGATAGTACACCAGCATCTACTTGTGCATCAATATCTACATTCTCTCCATCAGTAAATACTCCAGAAGTTCCCTTATCAATAATTGTAAGAATATAATTATCACCAGATAATGCACCAAATGCTTCAGTCTCAGGAAGAGTAAATGTAATAGAACCTGAAGTTACAGTCTTGGATGCAAAGTTTCTAAAGACAAAGAATGATTCATCATCCAAAGACTTCATCGTATCTTCTGGAAGGTCAAAAGAAAGTTCTCCGTTCTGATAATCTTTCTGGAAGATGAACGGACGTAATCTAACTAATTCGCTATATTGACCAGCAGCAACTGTACCAACCTTTAGGGTATTATCAATTCTAGTAGTTTGATCACTATAATCGAAGATTGCATCTCCTGCCAATACTGTAGACTTTCTATTTCCAGAAGTTGTTGCAATAGCAGTAGGATCAACTCTCTTAACACGAAGAGTATTTGTACCTTCCAAATCAGAAAGTGTTGGGGTGACTACATCACCTGGTCTCAAATCCTTTTCAAATCTTGTACGGAAACCAGTAATATCTTCACGACCAACACTAGCAACATCAAAAGTTGCATTACCACCACCACCACTAATCGTAATGGTTTCGTTAATATCGTAACCAGATCCAGGATTGTTAACCGTCACCCCTGTAACTGCACCTGCTGAGACAGTAATATCAACTGTTAGGTTGCTACCATTACCACCAGTAGTGGCAACACCTGTAGCATTTGAATATCCACTACCACCAACGATAGTATCTACAAGGAGAACATCACCAGTTGTTTCATCGATATTTACTGTAGAAGATTCAATAGGACGAGAATCGTTAAGAATCCAGTTTGCACCAAATCTAACAGCACTAGAACCATCAAGACCGAATGAAGATCTAACATCACTTAATTGATAAGTATGTGCTGCCTCTAAGGTTCCAGAATCTCTATTATTGACAGACAAAATTTCACCATTAGTGAATTCACCACTTACATGCTCAATATAGATGTAATGTGTATTATTTCCAGTATCTGCAATATAACCTGTTGCACCAGAAGTTTTACCAATAATTTTGGTACCTGCAGTATAAGTTACTGGATTTGTAATATTCAGAACAGTAAACATCTGAACATCAAAGAACCAAAGATCATAAACACCACCATTAATAGATGGTTCGATTCCAAATGGTGATGTTGCAGCTAAAGCACTGGTAGATTTTTGTAACTGAATTACTCTACATCTACCAATTCTATTAGCACCTGACTTTACAGAAGACGTTGCATTTGGTGCCCAATCATCATAAAGATTCAGAGTTTGATATGCATCACTAACACCATCTCCAGATATTTCTGGCCAACCATGGACATCATAGACTTTTACAAAATTACCAAGATTAAAATTGATAATACCATTTTCACGAGTTTCAAAATCTCTTGGTTTATCCACATCAACATATCGTGGACTGATAAAGTTAGTTCTATATCCTCTAATATATGCTTTACCAGGAGAAACCTCAATTGCTAATTTATTGTCATCAGCAGGATTTCCTTGGTCTGAGTCTTGTCCTTTAACATAAACACCATTATTAAATCCATCATTAAGATGCTCTCGCATCGTAACGTTAAATGTATCAATTACATAATCACCAGACTCTTCATAAGTTCTACGAGCCAGTGATTTTTCTAACTCACTATATTCAGTTCTCTCTACAAAATTTTCTACTCTACTATTATTAATTCTTAAGAGTTCAATGAAGTCTTTATCCGCTTCATCAGTAATTAATCGTTTTACAAACTGTGTTTGAATCTTAAATCTATGAGCACCAGGTGCAGAATAATTTGAAGTTCCTGCGGCATTATCATTTAGAGATTCATCATCTTCAGGAGTAACAATAGATTCTAAAATCTCAAGACCTACTCTGTAAGAAGGATTACTACCATATTGATCAAGAATCAAATACTTGTCTGCGACATTTACAAAATGACCTCTAATATAATAAACACCTTCACTGATATATGCAGTAGAACCTACAGCAGTAGCGTTAACAGGAAGAAGTTGTGCAAAAGGAGTTCCAATTTCAATCAGAGTAGATCCAAATGTAATTTCTTTATCTGTAATTAATTGCTCATTAATTTGGAATGTTTTTAAACCAGTATCAGATGTAGTATCACCAGAATCGATGTACTTAACATATAATGTAATGTACCCTCTTTCTGATTCTGAGGCAGAAATACTATATAAGACCTTTGCTTTAACACCTGTAGTTAGACCCTCAATAATGGTTCCATTTATTTGAGTTCTATAAGTTTCAACATCACTACCCAAGAAAGATTCTTGAACAAGAACTGCCTGTACATCCAAGTCATAACCTACTTGACCTGGAATAACCATTGCACCATCTTTAAATAGATGAGTACCAACAGACTCTACCTGATTCTGCAGAACACTCTGCATTGTACTGAGTTCTCTTGCCTGAATAGGAAATCCAGGGCGGAACAGCACCCGATAAAAATTCTTTTCTTTATCGAAGTCGTCGTAATACGGTGTTACGTTTAGATTAGTATTTTGTGCCATTAGAGTTAGAACTCGATTACGATTTTAATGTCTTCTACTTGGTCGTTTGCACGACTGATTGCTCTCCTATTATCTATATAAACAACCTGACCGCTATTTGGTTCAATTTCTGCTTTTGCATATCCACTAGTAAATCTCATACCCAAATCATACTCTGTGTTGTTAATAGTTCTTGAAGAAGAATTAGGAACAGCAGGAAAGTTTACGTCTGGTTGACCAGATGCACCCGAAGTTGCTCCACTTATAACGTTAGATCCATCAAACTCATTCTGTGTACCAGTAACTTCAGGGAAGATACCATCAACTGAGTTCTGATAGTATTTCAAAACTTTAGTTGTTGCATTCCAAGAAATAACTCTTGCTCTTGCAGTAATATTAGTACCTCCTACAACTCTAGTTTGAGTTATAATTTCATCAGGAACATAGTTTCCTTGGAAAGTTGGAGAGAAAATAACTGCTTTTGTAGCAGAAACTGTCAAATCTGCAAGAAGTTCTGATGTACCAAACTTGAGTGGATTTGTTACCAATCCAATACGACGATAATCGTTATCAATAGGGAAGTCACCTGCACCCTCATCATATGAGAGTTTAGCATTAATCATTACACGGAAACCACCTAGTTCAATACTGGAATCAAATCCATGTCCATCTGGAGGTGGAATAACAACATCAACTTCTCCACTAGTACCTGTACCAATACCAGTAATAGAAGTAATACTGATTTGACCAAATGTATATCCTGTACCACCAGATGTTACAGTAGCAGAAGTAATTTTACCACCGTCAACAACGATAGACACACGACCTCCAGTACCGTCACCATTAATAGCAACGTTATCATAAGTTCCGTTATTATATCCAGAACCAGCAGCGTTTATAACAACAGTATCAATCTCTCCAGAAACAGCATTAGTCTTTACCGCAGTATTGGTAAAGACTGGCATGTAGTCATTAGAGAAGAATTTAAGGACTGAAGCGACAGGAATGGTGTACATATACTTCCAGCGATATCCATCGCCAGTAGTAATAATAGAGGTACTAGTGCCAGTAGGCTCAACTGTAGAAGGTTTACCATTAGGATCAGAGGGTGAGGTACCATTATAAATGCACTTATATACTTGATATTGTGAATTCACAACAAAAAAGTCTGCATCATATAATTTGGTAGCACCAGAGGAAGCAGTTTTAGTTGGAGAATAATTATGACGATACATGTCATAAGTAAAACCCAAACCACCCGTAGTTTCTTCGGGAGAAACCCAATCAATTCTACGAACAACCTGAACCGTATCTGCAGCAAGAACTCTCTTAAGAGAGATCATGTCATCATATGAGTTAGAAAACTCTGAAAATGAATCCACTGCTTGTGGGGGTGCGTTCTCATTATCCCAAGGTTGGGATCTTCCAATAAAAACATAAAGTCTATCTCGATTGGCACCAGCTGCAGAATCGCTCTGAGTTGCATCTGGTCCTTCAAGTGCTTTAATGAATTTCCTCGCTGAAAAAATTCTAAATTGATCAGTTAATAGGGCTGCCATGTCCTAGGTACTATTGTCCTCTTGTTTATTTATGCCTATTTGGAACGAACGGTTGATAAATACTCAATGCTCTTAATTCTATACTGTGCTCCGTTATTTCCAGAGACCTTTTCACCACCCATAATTGCATATCCAACAGCACCAGAACCTGTGGTATCTCCAGCAGCATTAGTAAATGTAATTGTTGGGTGTAAATTATATGAGTTGTCTACACTCTGCACATAACCATATCCACCATTTGTAATGGTAATTCCTGCAACTTGGTCGCCAGCAACTGTCATAGTAACTGTTCCTGTTGCTCTAATATCGCCAATATCTTCAAATGCCACTGTTGGTATTGCGGAATAGTTTGTTCCTGCATTTTGAATTACAACATCAACAATCGTGCTATTCTCAGCAAATTTATATAGATATCCAGCTTCTCCAACATTGACATCACCAGTGTTGAATGCAGTGACATCCTTTAACTGAAGAACTTTATTTGATGAATCCCAAGAAACTACTGTTCCTCTAACACCAGATGTATCTCCAGTAACAACTTCATTAACACTAAAGTTTTGACCATTACCATCCAAAGCATCCAAAGTTATATTAATAAGAGCATTGTGCTCTCTTCCTTCACTAAGTCCACCTGCTATGGCAATATTTGCATATCTAAATGGTACATTAGCATCTTTGACGCTATCACCAACTTGTAATAATGTAGTATTTGTTCCACCTTGCGTTTCTTCAATACCATAAAGAGAATTGTAAATACCACCATCCAAACTAATTTGGTTCTCATAATCAGTTGATGTATTAACTAGATCAGGTATACCATCACCAGCACCATCATTTTCTAGAATATCTTGGAATTCTTTATCCTGAAGAGTTGAAATTGGGTTTGTAAGAGTTATAATTGTAGATCCTGATACAGTAAGAACAACATGTGGAGAATCAAGAGCACCAGCACTACCAGCAACACCAGCATCAAATTGAACTGTAGCTTCTTCACTAGATGGAATACCACCATCAATAAATGCTAATTCGTCAATTTCAAATGTTAATAGTAGTTCTCTAGTGCTGGCATTCCAATCATAAACTTTAGCAACTTTATTACTAGCACTTTCAACTCTACGAATTACTCGATCACCAATATTGAATTTATATGTAGAAATACCATTATCATCATTTTGACCATCATCAAGAATAACCCTCTGGTCATAATTAAAGTTTACACCTCTAGTAATACCAGAAAATTTTTCATCTGTTTTACTAGTATATGAAATAGTTTCATAGTCTAAGATAAATTCACCAGATCCAGGAAAAGCACCAGTATCTTTTACATAAATTTCACTAGCAGATGTAGTTACATTTTTAGTAAGACCAGTCAAGTAAATATTTTTAGCATTATATGCCTGACGAGCTCTAGTCTTACGTTTAAGATTTACCAATCTCGTAAATATTACATTTGGTGGAGTAGTATACCCACTACCTTGATCAGTTACAGTAATGCCTGTAATCTGACCCTGATCGATTGTAGCAACTGCTTTTGCTCCAATACCACTTCCACCAGTCAAAAGAACATATGGAGGTTCCTGATAGAATTCTCCAGGATCTGCAATAGTAATTGAAGTAACCTTTCCAGTAGTATTGATTTTTGCAGATCCTTGAGCGTCCTGACCTCCTCCTCCTTCAAAAACCATGGTGGGAGCACTACTATAACTTCTACCAGAATTTAATAATGTTAAACCTGTAACTGTCTGCACTGTAGATGTTCCAGTAGCACCAGATCCTTCACCACCTAATATTCTTGCCTTTGTAGTATTATAATAATTATCACCATTCTTAGTCATCTTAATATAAGATATTTGTCCACTATCATTAAGTACAACTTCTCCAGCAGCACCATCAGGAAAATCTGATAGAACTTCTGGAACAGAATCTCCCTCAAATAGTGGAGTACCGTAAAATTTACGTCCAATAACATATGGATAAACAGGATTTCCACTGCTATCCTCTGTCATAAAATATGCATATGTACCATTTGGATAGTCTGGAGTTACTGCAAACTTTCCATTAAATTCATCAAGAGTTCCAACACTAGAATCGTAAATATAATCTTGTACCAAATCACCTAAAATATAACCACTCTGAACAGTTCTCAATCCCAGACCACTAGTTTGATATCCAAAAATGTATAACGCATCAGGTGCTGTTGCTGGAACAACAATTTGAATTCTTCTTTGAGTTGCTGCGTTAAATCCTGCAATATATGCAGAATAAGTTACTGTAGAACCATCTAATGTATATGTAACACCTAATTCATACAAATATGAAGTGGTTCCAATACTACTAGAAGGATGCCATCCACCATCAGTTTCTGAAAATAGTAAAAACTCACCATTATTAGAAGCATCATCCTGATTGAAAATAAAAGTTTTTCCTCTACCTAAAGATAAGAAATTAGGTCTAGAACCACCAAATAAAAATTCTCCATTAGAAACTGTTACATTATAAGTTGTTGTACTAGTCGTATTTACAGCAGGTCTTGCACCAGGAAGTTCTGCAGTAGTTCTTAATCGATGTGAAGATACTTGCCTTCCAATACCATCACCAACAGTAGTAATTTCTTGAATAGCCTGCCAACCATCATCAATAACATCTTGCACATTCAAGACAAGATCTGCACCACCACCTACTAATGAATTAGGAATTGTAATTGTTTCCCCATCAGCAAAATCCCTTCCTCTAGCAGTCCAATCCTCATTAGTATAAGGGAATGTAACAGTTGTATTGCCACCAACAGCAACCACAACTTGTGCTCTTGCAGAATTACCATTTCCACTAGTCATAGCAGTGGTAATATCTACATTATATGTGCCAGCAGTTCTTGACGCATCATTCTGACCACTCGTATATCCATAACTCAAAATTCCATTAGGATTTTCATGAACAACATAAACTCTGTCACCAACAGCATATCCTGAACCTGGTTCAACAATTTCAAATGTTTGTCCTGTTCCATTACTACCTGTTGAAGTACATTTAAATTTAAGACCTGATCCAGATCCTACTATATTGGTAGTAGATAATGGAGAATCATTTTCACCATATCCAATTCCAGTACTTCCTCCATACTGACTTGAAGCAATAACACTAGTACCACCTAAAAGATATCCATAAGGACCATAAATGGGATATCCATCATAGGACATACCAAGAATTTTAGAGTGTCCATCAGCGTGACGACTATAATCTAAAGTTCCACCAGATCCATAATGATTTTCAACATAATAATTATTGGTTAGTGTCTCAGCAGAAGTATCTGTGCTGAGAATCATATATCCTTGATCACCAGAAGAACCAGCCATATTTGGATGATTCTTACAATAGTAGTAAATTCTATTCGTTTCATCCGCATTCATTATGAATATAGGAGCATATTCATTTTCATAATCTGCTGCTGGATCCGATGAAGCTCCAGTACTTGTATAATAAAGAGTTCCTGGAGTATCGTTATGTGTACCGTCAGCAGTTGTACTGAATCTAATTGGGTGATTATTATTACTAGAATCTGATTGATTAAATTTAATCAAATAATTTCTTTTTACTGTAATATTTTCTGGAGAAAAGTAAAATGTTCCTGGTGTAAAGGTACCAAACTTTGCTGCATCTGCACCAAAGTCGATATAATATCCATTAAAAGTATATGGATCCTCTGAAATTTTAAATGAAAATCCTGTAGAACCTAAACATAAATCATTCTTAGCGAAAGAAGATCCAGTAAGTTGTCTCAAATAAATTCTAGTTACAACATTACTACCATCTCTTACTACCTTAGAAATTTCTCCAGAGGCATTACCACCAATTTCATCAATAGTTCTACCTACAGCAACTGTTCCGAGTGTTTCATCAACATTTGTAACATCTAGAGAAACATTGCCAGTTTCAACCTTTACGTTCCATGTAAATTGTTTAATTTTTCCCCATTCAAAAACACCATTTCCAAGTTTAAATTCATCAAGAGTTTTATTTGAATGATAATATCTTACATTTCCTTCAGTTACAGTATCATAAACACTATTACTTTTAACATAATCATATTTTACTGAATCGATGGCAAAGTTAGTTGGTGCATTTCCTGTAGATCCCCATTCTGGTGTATGTAAAAGACCACCATTAGCAAAAATACCGAGTACTTTATTATCTTGTTCTGTTCTAACAGTAGGATGAGGTACATCTTTACCTCCTCTATAGATAAATGTTTGATCAAAACTTCTATCAATTAATGGTCCACCACCAGGTGCTGCTTCTTCTTGAATATAAGTGGGTTTAGGGTGATTATCAGATTGTATACGAAGTCTATCTGTATCTGCACTAAAAGTTCCTGAAATTAAAGAGTTTGGATGATCTTGCCAAATTCTATTAACATCAAAAGAATTTATAACATTTGGTGTTTCTTGTTCTGGGAAAAACTGTAATCTTAGAGGATCATAACCTCGACCTCTTTCAAGAACTCTTACATGAATAATTTTTCCAGAATCAGAATCAATAATAGGATACAATAATGCTTCCTGATCTGGAGTGCCACAACCAGATATAGTTAAACGTGGTGGATTTGCTGAGTCATATCCAGATCCACCGTCTAATACTCGTATTGCACGTACACCAAAATTCTCATCAAAAATTGGTTTGATGGAGGCACCTGTACCTGGAACAGTTCTAGTCATTTATATCAGTTTAATATATTGATAGTGCCGTTCATAAGAGAATGAACAGTGCATTGATAATAAAGAACGTTTGGAGCATTCATAGGAACAGTCCAATAAAGGATACTTGTTCCACTACCAGATTGCCCATCTGTATACGGAGTACCACTCAATCCTTGAGTACTTTGAATTCTAAACGGGTGGTTAGTACCGTTTGCACCATTATCAAATGCATATGTCATGCCTCGCATAACATACAATGTTGGATCTTCTGTAGCTCCAGCAAATCCAGGACCGTCAAATGTGAAGTGATTAGCACCACTAGCAGATAATTCCCACCAAGTCATAGGACTGCGAGTTACAACCCAGTCAGTTCCATTCCAATATAAAGAATCTCCCTGAGTAATAGAAGGTACATCAGTATCAGTTAATTCAGCAAAAGTTGAAGTTAAAGTTCCATTAAACGCAACTGTAACTGTATCACCAGAAATAGAAGTTACAATATCATTTCCACCAGCTATAGTAAGTGTGTCTGTGACGGAATTGGCAGTTGTAGATCCAGTATCACCAGCAACCGAGGCAAATAAATTTTGTAAACTCGCACCAGCAGCATCATCACCAGGAATAAACTTACTTCCACTAGAACTCCACTTTAAAACTTGTCCATCTGCAATTGGAGTGGATGTAATATCAATATCATTTAAAAGATCAACACTAGAATACTCAGTAATAAGTTTTGCTCTTACATCGCCAGCACCACCAGCAGTGATGTTAATATTCACATAAGGATTATCATCACCATCAACCGTAAAGAAATAACCAGTATTAGTAGCTGCAGGTGCATTACCAAGAGCAGTATACTCGTTTTTATAGGAAATAGTTGATCCTACACTAACACCTCCAGTGGCACCGTCAAAGGTAGCAGTTTGACTTCCAGCGGTGATAAGAACATCTCCATTTCCATTAGGAGCAATAGTAATATTTCCATTTGAAGAAGAAATAATACTATTTCCAGCAACATCCAATGCAGAAGTTAACGCATTATAATTAGCAGCAACAAAATTAGTACCATTATATTTCAATACTTGGCCAGTAGCTGGATTGGAAAGATCTATGCTTAATGAAGCATTGTTTCCAAGGGCGGTATATATTTCATCAAAATTATCATTAATTTTATCACCGCCACTTCTTAGCGTATCACCTGTATTATCATTAGCTGTAGTACCAATGTTTAGGGATTGTTTAGCCATTACTCACTACTTTTTTTAGTTATTTATAGGATCTCTGGATCTACTAGTTCTTCACCATATAGTGAAAGATCTGGTGGAGTCCAATCTGAAGGAACTGTTGTTTCAACATCGACTACAGGATTTTGATATCCAGAACCAACATTAGTAATCGTAACTCCTGCAATACCAACAAGTGCCTTCACCTGACCTTCAAATCCAGAGATAGAATCTAATCTTACAACGGGTCTAGATGTATATCCAGATCCACCAGATGTTACACTAACCTTATCAATATATCCACTAGTTAAGACTGCTGTTGCATTTGCATTTTGTCCAAAGACAGATCCAAGATAATCAAATGTAATCAATGAGTTTGAAGATTCAATAACAGCAACTTCACGGTCACTTACCTCACCTTCAATATCAATAAAGTCTCCTGCTTCAACTGGTGGTACGACTACATCAGCATCAACGTCTGCCTCAGAACCCACATAAGAGAATCCTACAAATGTTGATCCAAAACGAGGAACTTCAGAGAATATAATTCTAGAACCAACAAGTTCAAAACCAACACCAGGTTCCTGAAGAACACCATTAACAGAAATAATAATATTATTTTCTGGTCGAATAGTAGACGATTGAACACCATCAGTAAGTGTAAGCGAGTAGAAAATATCATCACGCTTAAGGTTGAATGATTGACGTAAAGAATCAAATTCAAATCCAATATCATCCAATTGTCTCAATTTACCAAGATAGAATCCTGTAAACGATGCACCAAGTTCAGGTGCTTCACTAAACTGAATTTTATCAGAGAATGCTGTATATGCATTTCCTGCTCCAGGAGGTTGTAAAATACCATTCACAAAGATCATCATGTGACCTTCAGGATCAGGAAGGTATTGCAAACCATTGTTAGTAGTTAGATTAAATGTGGTTTGAATTCCATCAAATCCCTTAAAGAATCTCTTAGTCCTTGCTTTAAGAACTTTTTTACCAATAGATGCAGATCTATAATTATCTCCTCCTCGGAGACCATCTCTTGCACTAAAGGTTCCATTAACGTTAGTGAGATATAATCTCTTATTAATAGAAATATCACGAATTTCCTGAATACGACCAGAAGCTGCACCAGCAACACTCAAATCTCCATTAACAGTGGCTTTTCCAACCAAGGTTACATTAGTAGCTGAATAATCACCAACAGTATCACCAGATCCTATTGTTCCCTCAACAGGAACATAATAGATGTAATTATTGACTGAATCATATTCAGTTATAATACCATAATTATCAGTATCCTGACCGCCATTAACGATACGATAAAGTCTATTACCAAGAGTGAAAGTGGTTAAATTAGAATCTACAGTTACAGACAATCTCACATGACCAGTAGAGGCAACTTTGTCTCCTACTTTAACATCAAGACCATTAAATTTCTTAACATCTAAGTATATTTTAGAAGAATTAGGATAAACAACAGATGTTGTTTCAAGAGATCCAAGAAGAGATGCTGTATCAACAGTTAGTCTTCCTCCAGTATTATCAAGAACTGCTGCAGAATTAATAGTATAAGAAACAGGTTCTGCAGTTTTGTTGCTTGTAAATCCTTGGAATGCAACATTTTCAACAAAGTTACCCTTAACATCAATGAGATGCATTCTATTTTCAATCGCACTAATTTGTGCAAGTGTTGTATTTGCTAAACCTTGAATTACATCCGTAACTTGCCATGTTCCTGCGGTTACAGCAACATCGAGATACTTATAATTATCATCTTCATGGAAACCATATACAACACCAGTAATTCCAGAATCACCTTGCTTCTGTACAGATTCATTCATTGTGAATGGACCATCTGTAATATTTCCATCAATTCTAAATCTCTTATAAACTTTAGCAACCTTTGCTTCATTTAAAGTAAGTTGTTGAATTTCTGCAGAAACATCAGATGTAACAGAGTAAGCATAATCAGATTGAACTATTTCACCACTAATTCCAACAGGAACAACAATATCACCATAAAATTTAGTTAATGTAGGTAATGCATTATTTCCAGTAATTGTAGTGTAATGCTCATTATCTTTCAATTGTCCAGAAATTATATCCAAACTAGATCCAATTAATGTCATCGCTGTATCTGTATTATAATATGCAGCACTAGCAGTATCATGGAATTTATAGAAACTTGCAGCTGGTGAAGGACTTACCAAAGTATCACTAAGTGCTTGTTTCATATATTCTCTCAAAAGATCCAATGCAAATGTTTTGATATTATACTCTGCATTTGTATAGAATTCAGTTCCAAGAACAGAAACATATGTTCCCAGTGGTTTTGTAGTAAGTTTAGCACCCCAAACATATAAACCAGTTCCACCAGCACCAGTCCAATCTAATAAACCAGTATTGCTAAGAACACTAATTCTATTTTTCACAGTACTAAATCCATATCCAACATCTACCGTCATGTATAATCTATACCATCCATCACCAAGAGGAATAGATCCATGTGCAGAAACATTCATACCACTAGTAGCAAAGAGACTACCAACTTCACCTGTGTTGAGATTTACACTAAACTGTGCATTTTCAGTTCCAGAATCTAAGAATACTGTAAATCTAATTCGATTATTTTCTCCTTGTTTCGCAAAGAATGAAGATGTGAATGTTTGTGTTGCATTATTAGCACCAGTATCAAATGTTTCTGTATCAGAATCCCATTTAATTGAATCAGTATCAAAGGTGTCGAATGATGTTAAATTGTAAGTTCTTTCAATCTTATGCTCACCAGCACTTGCAGCAACTACAAGTTTTTCAGATGTTAGTGTAGAATCTGGACTAATTTCTGCATTACCAGTAACTGTTACAAGAGATGTTGCCCAATTTTGATCGAACTGTTCAGGATTGACCCAAAGATTCGTATTATTAACAGAACCTTGAATTAAAGAAGATACGCTATCTTTAGCATTTTCAATAGTCTTTACATTACTGTAATTGTTATACCATTCATGTGCTGCAGTAATACCACCAGTAGCAATTGTAGCAGTAGCACCAGAACCAGGTGCAGTTAAATTAGCTCCTGCTGTATATAATGTTCCAATAACACTTCCAATAATCATTCTAGATCCAGAAGTATATAAAACAATAGCAGTTGTGGAATTGTTGGTAATGGTTTCTCCAACAACAAAACTACCAGATACTGCACTAAATTCAAGAGTATACGCTGTCTGTGTGTCAACTGTATTAGAAGTAATATAATCATATGAAATGTTGTTAACAACATCGTCAATAAATGAGTCATATAACCAAGTATTAGAACCAAATTGACTGGTAACTAAAGATGTGATTTCTGCTTTATAGTAATTCTTATTATAAAGAATATTTTTAACTACGCTACGTGCTTCAATATCTCCTGGGAATAGAGTATCTAAACCAAAGTCAATAAGATCTCTCATTCTATACCAAACTTCATCAATATTGGTAGGAGTTTCTGTATCTCTATATGCAGCAATAGTTGTATGTTCTGCTGCATATTGATCACCAGATACATTAGTACCATTAGTGTAAAGTAAATTCTTAATTGCTTTTTCAGATAATGTTTTTATTAATTCATGAGCAAGGAAGAATGCATAGAGTTCATCACCAACAGGAGTAATTTTCTTAGTCGGATCCAAGAATTTTTCCATTTGAGTGATAACACTATTATTACCACCTGTTTGAAGATCTGAAATTGCAGCAATTATAAACTCTTCGATATAAGTTCTATAATCTGAAATGTCATAAGTTGATGCAGAGAAAGATCCGCTATCGATTGTGTATTCAAGTTCTGCTCCAAGTAATCCAAGGGCAGATTGCTTACCAGCAATTTCCTGAGTGATGTAATCTCTATTAAAGTAAAGTCTATTACCACCAATATCATAATCACTTCCAGTAGGAGCAATGATGTCATTAACAGTTGTGATTAGAGTATCAATTGCATCCTTAACATTAGCACAATCACCAGGAACTGTTACACAGTTAGCAGTTGCTGAAACAAATGTGTGTGGAGAATCAATAGAAGTTGGTTTGCCATCAGTTACATTTACTGTAATAGTATCTGCTGTAGATGATAATATCTTAAGATCTCTCTGATATGCATAATCTGCACCAGTTGCACGAGGATATGTCTTAGTCTGACCACCAGATGCAGCACCAACATTAACTGTAATTGAAGTCGCTGTAACGCCAGTAATAGCAATCGCAGTATTGTATGAAGGATCTGTTGTTCTTGGATAAGTGTGTACTGTTTGATGATTATCAGCATCACAAGTAAATGCCAATACATCAGGAGCAATAGTTACCGTATTACTGGTTGTTAATGCATGGTTTCCAATAGTCATTTCCATGTCACCAGTAGTAGGATTATAATCAACATCACTGATTACAAATCCTGAAGACTGACCAACATTAACTGTAATTCCTGTTGCTGTAACTGCACTAACTGCGATTGCTGTATTGTATACAGGGTCAGTTGTTCTTGGATAGGTCTTAGTAGCAGTATTGCCATCCATTCCACATGTGAATGATAACTTATCTTGACCAATAGTTACAGTAGTTGCTGCTCTCTTAATAGCACCTGCTGCTCCACTTACAAATGTATGTGTATCTGTATTTGTGGAAGGTATAACATCTAATACTTGAATATCGAAGGTATCAGTAGTAACACCAGAAATTGCGATCCACTTATTACTAATAGGATCATTAGCACGAGGATAAGCAGTTCCTGGAGAGCTAGCACCAACATTAACTGTAATAGTATCAGCACCAACAGCAGTAATAGCAATTTCAGTATTATATGAAGGATCAGTTGTTCTTGGATATGAATGAGTTGATCCATAATTATCCAAATCACACTGGAAGTCTAAAGAACCAGCAGTAATTATTACTACATCAGAAGTTGTTAAACTATGAGCACCAATGGTTAATACCATTACACCTGTTGTTGGGTTGTAATCAGCATCAGTAACGTTAAATACGTTACCACCACCACTTACAGCACCAACTGCAGGTCCACCAACATAGTTGTGATTACCAGCACCATATGTGCAACTAAAGGTTACAGCACCATCATCGAGATAAACCAAATCACCATTAGCGAAGTTATGACCACTAACCTTCAAGGTCATAACACCTGTAGTTGGATTATATGCACTACCAGCTTCTGCAGTATGTGTAGTAGGAGCTGCTAAACTATGAGATCCAATAGTCATGTCTAACTGACCACTAAGAGGATCGTAAACTGCATCAGTAACATCAAACTGAGATCCACCAGTTACAGTAATAGCATTGGATGAAGTACCACCATTATAAGTGTGAACGGTGTCTGCTCCAGTCACCATAAGTGCATTAGCAATACCAACATTAACTGTAATTGAAGTCGCTGTAACTGCAGTGATAACAAGAGCTTTGCCAGATGCAGGATCAGTTGCTCTTGGATATGCATGGTTAGATGCATTACCATCCTTAGTACAAGTAAATGTTATACCGTTATCAGCAATCTGAATTACACCAGAAGTGGTAAGACTGTGAGTACCAATAAAGATCTCCATCTTACCTGTGGTTGGATCATAATTGGTTCCAGACTGTGCTGTAAAGTTTAATCCACTAGATGAGATAGCATTTTCAACACCAGATACAAATGTATGATCTCCAGTATTAGCATACTTAACTATTCCACCAACATAAGTATGATTTCCACTACCGTATGTGCAACTGAATGATAATGAATTGGTTGCTAATTGGATCATTCTTCCAGCAGGAAGTTGATGTGTTCCAATATTCATGGTCAAATCACCAGATGCAACATCGTAAGTTGCAGCAGAAACACTAAACTGTGCTCCTGGAGTATCATTAGTAATTCCCCAGTCACCAGTAATAATATTATCAGTATTAGTATAATCGAGATCACCACTAACTGCTTGCTTCATGTAATGTGCAAGTCTCTCATGAGCATAAATTGACTGTGGAAGTTGTAATCTAATATGTTGAATTTCGTTCTTATTGTCAACATAGAACTTAGCAGCTCTTAAAGTATTTTTATTACCACCATATTCAATATCTTTAGCAATACCTTCAACAACAAGTCCCAAATCAGTCTTACATCTTAAAGTACCATTACCACTTCCATCTTGGTTTCTAGGCATATCATTTGATAGATCAGGATATCTAGCGATCATATCAAATGCTGCTTTATCAACAATAACAGAGTTATTTTCACGTAGTAAGTTCGCAGCATCACGGAACCTATCTTGTGAAGGTGGATCGATGCGAGGTGTATAAAGAACATTAGTTGCACTATCGTGATATGAAATATCAAGCTCTACTTTATTCAATCCGTCAATTATTCCACCTTGGAATTCTGCTACAGGTTGAAGTTTGCTAATTGTTGCAAGATGATCTACAGGTGTTGCTGCAGATGCGTTAGTGATTGTATCTGTAAGAATGTCTATCAAGTTACCGATAGTAGAGTATACATCAGCACAATCACCTGTAGTAAAGTTTAGAACCTTAACAGCACCATAGGTAGCACTAGCAAATGAATGAACATATTGATCTTTAGCAGGAGAAGCACCAACATTAACTGTAATTGTTGTTGCGTCAGCAGCAGTAATTGGAAGAACAGCATTGGCAGCAGGATCAGTTGCTCTAGGATATGATTTCTCTGCAGTATTTCCATCCATCTGACAAGTGAATTTAATACCACCAGTTTTAATACCAATTCTATCTGAAGTTGTTAGTGAATGAGATCCAATAGTAAGAACCATATCACCTGTTGCAGCATTATAATTTGCACTAGTAGGAGTAAATGTTGGAACTGCTTTACCAACATTGACTGTAATTGTGGTAGCAGTTTCTGCAGTAATAGCAAGAGCTATTCCAGATGCAGGGTCAGAAGCACGAGGATAAGCAGTTTCTAATGTATTATCATCAGCATCACAAGTGAAGGTCACACCACCATTAGCGATAGTAACTGTATTGTCAGTTGTTAAACTGTGTGATCCAATCTCAAGAACCATATCACCTGTTGCAGGATTATATGTTGTTCCTGTTGCTGCAGTAAAGGTTCCAGATG